CCAGCCGTGCCGGCGACCGTCCCCGCTGCCTGCCCGGCAGCGTCGCTGGTTCCTCCGAAGATTCCGCCGAACATCCCGCCCAGCTTTTTGAATGCACCGGAAAGCCCGGTCTCGCTCAGAAGCCATCCGAGGAGTTTCTTGATCCCCCTCTCGATCAGATCATTGATGTAATCCATGACGGGCTCGATGAAAGAACTGAGAAACCCCTGCCCGAGCTTTTTGAACGCATCCATGACCGTTCCCTCTTCCGTCCCCATGAGAATTCCGGCGATGCTCTGTGCGGCGTTCGTGATCGCCGTCGAGACCTCGGTCATCGTATTCTTCCAGGGATCTTCCAGTTTTGTGGGGAGATTGAGCTTTAGATCTGTTTCCAGTTTATTCAGTAGCGTAATTTGTTCCGCTGGGATCGCTATTCCCGCCGCTTTCGCCGCTTCGATTTGCGCCTGGAGCGCCTTGTAAATGGCCGTCTTTTTTTCGAAGTCGGTCGCAACACTGCTGCCAAGCACTTCATCCCGCGCCGCCGCCATCTGCGTTGCGATTTCATCCTTGGCCGCGATGGAATCCAACCCGAGCGTCTTCATCGCGTCGCCGAGCTTGTTGACCTGCGGAGTGGACAGGCCGATGGCCTCGTTGATGGCCGTCGAGAACGGAGGCATCATGTCCTTCACGTTGCGGGCCGCATTTTCGATGGAGGCAATGCTGTCGCGGAGTTTGTAGGCGTCGGCGATGTAGTCAACGGTTTCATCCCCGACTTTGACGAGGCCCTGATAGAACAGCGCCGTCGCGTCTTTCGCCTTGACGGTCTCCTGAGTCAGCTTGTATAACTCCGTCTGGTGGAGCGCCGTCTCGCGCTTGGCGTCCTTGACATACTTCTCGTATTTATCGAAAGCTTCGTTGGCCTCCCTCTGTTCCTTGGCCAATGCAGCCGCGGCGTCGGCGGCTTTTTCCTGCTCTTTCTTAAGACGCTTCTGCTCCTCTTTCGCCTTCTTTTGGGCGGCTGTCAAATCTTTTTCCGCTTGTGTTGCCGCTTCCGTGCTCTCCTTCTTCGCTTTCAGGGCATCGCCGGCTTTGAATACTTCAGCCGCCCAATCTTTCAAGCTGCTGTTGCCCCTTTCGATAACGACGCCCTGCGCCGCCAGTGAATCGCTCAATGCCTGCACCTTTGTCTCGGCGTCCTTGTATTCAGTGGTGAAGGACTGGAGCCATTCACCGAGCTTCCAGCCGGCGAAGGCGGCGGCGGCGATCGGGACGGCCTTGGCAATGCCCAAGATGCCAACACTTACACCACCCATCGCAGCAGTCAACCCGGTGAATACTGGGATTAGGATGCTGATCCCAGAGGCCATCCCGCCCAGGAGTAGAAGCAAAGGACCGATAGCGGCGGCTACCCCGGCAATCACAATCACGGCGGTTTGCATCGTGGGACTCATTGAACTGAACGCCCCGGAAACCGCCTGAATTGCCGGAACGGCCACGGATACAAATGAGGTAACGAGCGGCGCCATGGCCTTGCCAATATCCCCGAGAGCAAAGCGCCAGGTATCGCTCATGTTTTCAAAGTCGTTTCTCAGCCCCCCAACAACGGGCGGGAGTTTCCCCAATTCCTGCATAACCATCGTTACGAAGGTCTGAGAATCCACTCCCCTCTTTTGCAGGGCTTCCGTGTCGATGGTTCCCCATAGGCTCTTCATGACCGTCGCCAACTGCGGGACCCGCTCGATGAGCGGTTTCAAGTTGTCGGCGGTGACCTTGCCGCGGCTGGCGAGCTGGCCGAGCTGCCGGATCACTTCATTTAGGTCTTCCCGCCCGCGTCCGACCGTCGCCAGAGCGTTCCCGAAGACCTTCAGGATTTCCGCCGAGCCGTCCGCGCTGAACCCCACGGCCTGAAGGTTGATTGCGCCCCGAACCGCCTCTTCGAAGCCGAGCCCCGGCAGCTTGGCGACTTCCTTCAGATTTACTAATTGGCGGTCCGCCTCTTCCGCGCTACCGGTGATGGCGATGAGTCCGTTACGGAGGGCCTCCAGGTCCATCGCGGCGGAAATAGCGCCAACCCCAAGGGCAGTCAGGGGAACCGTCACGGCGGCCGATAGCACGCCGCCAACCTTGAGGGCAGAGGAGCCGAAGGAATCCAACTTGCTCTGTGCCATATCAAGGCCGCCGGAAAAACTCCCGGCGTCAAGACCGAGCTTGACCAACATTTCAGAAAGTGTCGCCATCAGTCAAACTCCCCGCCGATACCCGGCATTTGCTGGCTAACTGGCCGCTTCTTCCCGGCAACCTGTTCAAGAATGGCCCACACGCCGTCCTCGATGATGTCTTTCATGGTTTCACGGCTGGCATAGACGGATGGCTTGAAGGCCGGACGGTCTGACATTTTCGAAGTCCCGAGTTCAAACATCGTGGCCAGTGACATACCGCGTGTTCCGCCGGCCCATTCGACATAACCTGGGGCATCCTTATTCCGTCCGCGCTTCCGGATGCCAAATAACGCAGTGGCGCGCTTGCGTGCCCGCTCGCGCGGATCGGGCTTCGTATAAATAAACGCCGATGCGATAGCCCGCTTCGGCCATCGCTTGCCCGTTGCTTCCTGGATAAACCGCTGTCGCCACGCCCGCGTTGCCTTGCCCAGTACGTCGTAGATATGCGGCCCGACGACGGCCTTGTCCAGTTCCTTTAACTGGTCAGTGAGTTCCTTGATGCCTCGGATTTCGAATGATGCGACCTTGCGTGCCATCTATTTCCCACTCGCCCGTATTGACGCTCCCCATTCGAGCATTCGGGCCATTGCTTGCTTGGCGGTAATGGCACGGCGCTCCTGTCTCTCATCGGGAAGAAAGTCGGCGGTCTTGTAGAGTTTCCTTCGTCCCTTCCCGAAGACAGTACGTGCGTTCATAACTGTTGCGCAGAGCGCGGCTACTCGATGACTTTCCGCGCGCTGAAGTGTGATTACATGTTCCGTGTGTTTTTCGATACAAGCAAATATCGCTCGTGGACATAGTTCCCAGAATTCATCCGATGGGCGATTTAGCACCCCCGTCCAGTGGCACCAGGCGAGAAATTCTATTGCACTGTCTGGTTCGTTTGTAGGTGCTGATTGACGATGGCTTCGGCTTTCCGTTTTTTTTCCGGGTAAGACCGATCCATGAGCGTGATGACTGCATCCAATAAGACCGGGAGGTCTGCTGGAAGGTTCTCGAAAAACTGAGCTTCAGTCAGGTCACCCTTATTCTGAAGTGCCTCCCAAAGAAGCGGAGGGCCAACAATCATGATGTCGTGCTCCATGATCTCTTTCAGGTTCTTGGCCCCCAATTTTTCACGGACCCTTCCTATAGCCCCGGTGGAGAGCAGGAACTTTCGTTCCTGCCCATCCAATAGAACAATACTCACTGGTTGAACTGGATCAGTCATAACTAGATGGCGCTCGCGGCGGGCGTGTCGTAGAAGCTGTAGCCACCCGCGTAAACCAGCGACAGATTCATGAGTTGCCAATTGTCCTTTGGCGTTTCGATATCGGCGGCTTGGACGCGGGCCTGAAAGTCCCATGCGATGAATTCCGTCTTGCCGACATTTGACGGGGTTTCAATGCGGAACCACAAGATCGTCTTTGCGTCCCGGTGGGTTATCATCGCCACATGCGAGGGCGTGATCGCCTTGTCCGGGTCAAATAGGAATACGGCCTCGATATCCGGGACATCCTTCAGTCCCGTTCCGTATGTGTGGAAGCCCGCCGTCCCGTGTGTGGTGGTCTCTAGCTTATCGGGCGTCGGGGACGGCGGCTTGGGCAGGTCCATCAGTTGCGGTAACTCGACCCAGGACATCGGGGAAGTTTCCGAATAGGCGATCTTTACTCCATCGCCGAGAAGTCCTTCAGTGGGCATCGTTGTTCTCCTCCTGCCTCGCGGCAGTAGTGTAAATTACCGGTCTATCTCACGACAGTCCGGGATCTTGTCATGCCAGCGATTCGCCGGCAAAAAACTCGAGTGCTAAATGCACAACAGGCGATCCAGCTTCTTCCACGCCGGGCGTAGATCCGCGGTAGTGAAAATGGACGCCATTGGTGCTGATCCCGTCCAGAGTATCACGGGCAGCGGCAGCAATTTCTTTCGCCTTCTGGTAGGTTTCAGCGAATATCGATACCTGGAAATCCCAGAGGCGCGCGCGCGAAAGTCCGCCATGAAACCGAACTGCTCGCTCGGCCGCTGGGAAATAAATAATATAGCGAGTCCCAAGATTCTGGTTCCGATATTCTTCTGGTTTAATTCGGGAGGCTGGAACGAGCGCCGTCAACGTAGGCGAGGCGGCCATTCTGTCAAAAGCTTCCGTTTCGACGGTTGCCATCTACTTAACAAACTCCTTGCAGTAGGCGACGAGCCATCGCTGATCACCCAGCGCGTCCTCGATGTCCAGGATGTCCAGCGTGCGCGTGCCCCAGTAGATCCGGTCGGCCCGGTCGATGCCGTACGTGTTGTAATGCATCCGGATCTTGAATCGCGCTTCGGCCCATCGCTGCATCGCGGCATCCAGCTCCCGGCCTTGCATGGCCGTCACTTCCGCCCAGAATGTCCCGAGCGACGGGTAGGTGACTACATCGCTTCCGTAGGCATCCTGGCTACCGATGGTTCGCTTGCCCACGACAATCTTGTGCCGGAGGTCGCGCGCGAGAAGTGTATC